TACTGTTCTAATATTTCTGGTGGAATAGCATTTTTAATTGCTTCTGCTAATTCATTTGCTTTGCCTTTAGCATATTCAAAACCATCTTTTGCCATATCACCAACAGCACTTGTTAACTCTTCTGCTGAACTTTCAATTCTGTCTAAGCCAGGTACTAGGTCAGCAACTACATTGTATAAGTCTACCAATCCTTGTAAGAAACTGTAAAACTTTTCTTTTACAAAATCAACTACCACTGCTAATTTTTCTTTTAAGAAGCCAGCAAACCTACCTAATGCATCACCTACTACTTCAAATGCCGCTTTGATTTGTACAATAGTTCTACCTAAACCATTCTCAAAACTAAGATAAGCAATTAATGAAGCAACAGCAACAGCAATAAGTCCAAATGGATTCTTAGCCATGGTTATCGTTAATGTCTTAAATGCAATAGCCGCTCTTTTAAGATGAAGTGCTAGTCCTTGTGCTCCTAGTACAACACCTAGTCCAACAGCACCTGAGGCTACAAGTTTAAAGTTTTCTGTTAACTGTGTTAACAAGAAGTTTAAGCCATTAAGCATAGCACCTAACACTTGTCCAATGTTTTGTGCTAGGTTGTTGTTACCTGTAATTAAGTCTGTTATGTTTTGTATGAGATCCTTTAGTGCTGGTCCCATTGTAGCACCAATTTCACCTGCCGCATTTTTAAGAGCAATACTAAAGTTACTCATCAGTGTTGATAAGTTACCTAGTCTAGCCGCTGTAGCGCCACCAAATCTTTCATCAAGACCTTCAGTTAAAGCATCTAATATAGTTCTGGCACCTTCAGCTGATTGTCCAAATTTACTAATTTCTAATCTGGATAAACCAAGTTTTTCATTTAAGATGTCAAATACAGGAACACCTCTATCTGCTAGTCTGTTTAATTCTTCTAATCCTAAACCACCTGCTGTAGTACGTGAAAACAAATCAGTGATAGCATTCAAAGATCCAATTTGGTCTGTTGTAACCGCCGCTGTATCTGTAAATGTTCTTAATAAGTCTTCTGTTGGCTGAATGCCAGCACCAGATAGTTTTATGAATGTGTTGGATAAGTCTTCAATACCAAATTGTGTTTTGGTAGATAGTGCTTGTATGGCCGCAAATGCTTGAGCACCTTTTTCTGCTGTACCAAATGTACTTGATAATGCTGTTTCTAAGTCTTCAAATTTTGCTGTAGTACTAACAATACCTTTGATAGCAACACCAGTGAATACACCAGCAAGTACTGTTTTTAAACTTGCCATTGAGGCACCGAATCTGCCTCCACTACCTTCAAGTTTCTTCATTTGATTGTCAGTTTTCTTAATCTGACCTTGAATACTTCTTAGACCTTGTAGTGCTCTGCTACTGCTTATATCAACTGTATACGTTAAATCTGCCATACTGTACTATTTCCTTAACTCTTTCTTCAAGTATTTATTCAAAGTTCGTGTAGTTGGTTTAGCCATACCTTCCCGTGCTTGTCTACTACGACCTTTTTCAAGTTCTGTAGCATAAGGATATTTTGCTTTAACACTCATACCTGATTGCTGTGTTTTACGCCTAGCATTACCAGTTCTTATAGGTGTATTTTTACGAAAAGCGTCTGTGGCTACCTTAGGTAGTGTTTCCTTCAACACTTTTATAAGATTATTAACACCTGGTGTTATATTATCCTTTGTCTTTGGCACGTTTTAACATTCCTAATAATTGTTTGTTTGTTTTACCATGGTTTTTCTTATATTCATCTGAATTTTGCCATCTTTCATATTTACTAGCAATATCCAGCACCATTAAGTCTATTGTATTACCATGTTCTAGTGCATAACTTGGTAATACACCATATCTACTAGCAACATTATCTAGACTAACCAACATCTTAAAGTAAGAATTATCCCAATCAGGATTAGAACTTACAACTTTCCCAGGCGTTCAACTATAGCACCAACGGCTAAAATTAATACATCTGTAGGAAGTGTGTTGTCTTTGGTAATAATTGGTTTACCATCTTTGTCTAGAATAAAATCTTTTACTAGTTTAATGATATCGCCTGGCTTACTACTGCCATCGTTAACATTTGCTAATTGCATGAAAGTATCCATAGGTTGTCTATCCCATGTATGAAAGGTGATTGTTTCACCATACTTTTTTACAAGATCTTGATTGTTTAACTCAATTGTAATTAATTGAGGTTTTGCGGCGAGTTTTTCTATCTGCATATCTATTTTTCCTTTTTATCTGTTCTATTAAGTAATTCATTTGCTAAAACAACAACAAATGAAAGTCTACTGTTTGCTTTCTTTATATCTGCTTCAGCACACTTTAACTCGTTACGAGCCTTAGCGGCTTCTTGGATTATACTTTTGTATAATGCCTCTTGTGTCTTTGTATTTAATATCTCCATATCTTCTTTTCTATACTTTTATAATTGTAATGTACAGGCCTCGAAAGGCCTGTACAAGTTTGTTAGAAAGATTACGCTGTTACGTTTGTACCTAATGCGTATTCACCAGTTACTGTAATAGTAATTGGAGAGATCCACACAGGTGAATCAGCTGAAGTAGTTGGAGCAAGACCAGTAATATAGCCTTCCCCTTCAATACTTTTTGCTGTCGAACCACCTAAATCAATTTGGAATTTGATTTGATCTTTCTTAATGCTTGTTTCTAAAATGCCGTTGTTTGCTATAGTTCCATCTGAAGCATAACTACCAGCGCCAAACCAAGTTGTTGGATCTAAAACAATATTCATTGAAATACTGTTTGTAGATGTTGTAGCAACCTGTAATTTTGCTGTAGTATCTAGTTGAGACCAAGTAAACACGTCATTAGCATTGTTTATAGTTACGTCCTGAAGTGCAGGTATTTCTAAAAATGTGTCAGATCCCGCTTTATTTGAAATCTTGACTGTACATTCTTCGCCTGAAACTCCTGGAGCTGAGTGAATATATGCCATCGTTGTTAACTCCTTAAGGTTTAATTATTAATCACTTTCGTAAACTTACATTCAAATTGAGTTTGTAGAACATCTGTGTTTACAATACTAGTAATAACATTAATTTCCTTGGTGTGATAACCAACGAAGGCTGTGTTAGTTCTAATACCTTTCACAGTTGTAACTAGTGTGTCATAATTTGATGGAAGTGTTTTCGCATCTGTTGCCACATAGACATCCACTGTAGTCGTTTCGGTTACTACATTGGAATCGTCAAGTGTGTCATACAAAGGTTCTTGCTCAGTAGTTGGTTGATCAACGTATATCGTTTTGAGGTTTTGTAAGTATAGTGCTTGTCCATTCTGATTGAATGGTAGTTGTTCACTAACACCGAAACCACTTACAGTATTATTCTGCAAATACGTTTTTACTGTTGATCTCATTATCTCGTCCTTCTCAATCTAATTCTACCAGGTTCTTTTTCAGCACTAGTAATAGTACCATCACCTGAAAAATCATACCAATCGCCTGATGTAATAAGTTCTTCAAAAAGCATAGTATATCTATTTTCATAGAAACTAATCTTTTGTCTTTCCTCATTGTCTTCGTTACCGAAGTTAGCAACCTTTGGTAGAATATATGTCATCATTGAATGATATACACATAAGTCTGTAAAGTCTGCCTTACGACTGATAATCTTCAAACCACTTGGAGCAGGTACATCCGCCGCAGATTGGATGCTAGTAGCACCACCATCTTGTGAACGAAAATAATTCTGCCACCACGCTGTAGCTCGAATGTTGTTTAAGATCCTTGATGAAGATTTAACAAGTAAATCCTCCACCACTGTCTGAGTTAGGCCTTCATTTGCCACAAATAGACGACTGTCTTGATCTGTTACATCGCTGTACTCAGCAAAACTGTAAAATGTTGTACTTGTTGCAATAAAAGCCATATTAGTTTACCTATGTATTATGCTTGGTCAATAATGATTACACCACGTGATTGATCAATCAATTTTGCACCTTGTGCCATAGAAGCAACAATATCAAAACCAACTGCTTCTGGACGTCTTGCTATTTCAACATTAACACCACCTTGTGCAGCCATTCTCATAGCATCGCCTGAGAAGATTGCCATTGCTGGATTCACTGAAGAACCTAGTACTGTGTTGTTTAAGTATGAACTAACATAACACTCTACGCCTGCAATAGTTCCAAAAAATCCCGTTCTTAAAGCAGAATTTTGGAATTCGCCACCAGCGTATGCTTGGTTACCAATTGCTGTTAACAAGTTAGCGTACTGATTTGTGGAAACTATACCAAACAGTTTTCCATTTTCACCATTTCCGCGAATTGTTTCTACGGCAGAAAAAATGTCTGATAAAGCAAGTTGTGCAGTTCCAGCCGCGCCTGACATCTCTTGTTCTGTCATACCAGCGAACTTAGAAGTAACTTCTTTATCTACTGCTGTAGCAATAGCATTTCCCATGATACGTGACATATCTGCTGTGTCAATACCACCTAAGTCTCTTAACACAGTTCTAGCCGCGTGTAGAGATAAGTTGATAGTTT